CAACGCAGATAAACCGCACCTTTTCCACTTCACACAAGATGAAAAACGAATAGTGTACGCACCTGCAATGATTCATAATAAATTAATCTTTAGGGGTGATGTAAACGGTGAAAAAGCACAGGTTTTCTACACGTCCGAAACAATTGACCAACTACAAAAGAACTACTTCAAAAACGGTCACAATTCAACTACAAACATCAACCACAAAGCCGACATAGAAGGGGTTTACCCTTTCGAAAGTTGGATAGTTCAAGACCCACAAAATGACAAATCCAATGCAATGGGTTTGACTGTTCCACAAGGTACTTGGATGATGGGCTATAAAATCGATAACGACAGCATTTGGAACGAGGTAAAAAGCGGAAATCTTGACGGGTTAAGCATCGAAGCAAGACTTGGTTTTAAAGAGGTTAACGACAATAACAATTATAACAAACAGACTATGAACAAAAAAAGCATTATGAAATCAATCGTTGATTTTTTTATGGCAACTGAGGACAAAAAAGAGTTTCAGGCAGGTGATAAAAAAGTATTCGCAATTGATTTAAACGAGGGCGAAATCTTAACAGATGAAGCAGGTGAACCGCTTTCAAATTCAACACTAGAAATTGATTCTAAGGTATATAAAACTGACGATTTGGGGACAATTATCTCAATTGAAGACAAAGAAGCAGAAGCACCAAAAGAAGACATAAAAGAGGTTGAAGAAATGGCAGAGGATGCACCAGCAGACGAGCCAAAAGAAGGTGAAAAGCCAGCAGAAGACAAAGCACCAGCGGAGGACTTAAAAGCCGAAAACGAGCAACTTAAAAAAGACTTGGCAAAAGCACAAGAAGACCTTGCAAAACTACAAGCTGACAAGGTAAAAGCTGAGACCGAATTAACTCAAATGAAAGCGGAAACACCAGCAACCCAACCAATCAAAAACACACCAGTTCAAACAATCAAAGCGTATGCGGAAATGACCAACTACGAAAAATTACAATACAACAAAACAAACAGATAAAAAAATGGCAATAAGTTATGACGGTGGGAAACAAAACCCACAATTAGAAGAAATTCAATCAGAATTATACGCTGATTCAAAAACATTCAGAGACCGTACAATCGATATTCAAGAAGGTTTTAAATCAGGTGCAGACGTTTACGAAAGTAAAGTTTCTGTAACAATGCAAGCGGGTTCAACCGATGCAGTAACAGCAACAGGTGATATTAATTTAGCATCACAAAAATCAGCAGTTACATTAAAATCAATTCAATACAGCGATGTAATTGACGATGCAGTATTATTTGGGACAAGATTCGAGGCTTCAATGGCTAAGGGTGCTTTTAACCAAGTATCTGACGAGTTCGACAAAAAAGTATTGATTCAAGTTGCACCAGCTATCGGTGAAGACATCGAAAACCATATTTGGGACGGAGCAACAACAGCTACAAAATCAGCGGTTGCCTCTTTAACAGGATTAAGTGCTTCATTTAAAGCAACAGTTGCAGCAATGCCAACAAGTGAATTTGATTCATTACCAGTTAGAGCATTATATAACGATTCCAATTCAAAAGTAGTTGCGGGTGCTGGTATTGCTGACACTGTAAAAGTTACAGGTACTACAATCACAGCGGCTAATATCGCAGTTGAGTACTCTAAACTTTACGCTGGTGCGCCTGATAAAGTAATCAACGCAACAGCTTCAACAGCTAAGATTTTCGCACCATTGGCACACCGTCAATTAATGAAAATCGCTAACAACTCAGTTGGTGCAGCTCAACAAATCAATTTCTTGGTTGAAGGTGCAGGAGCAACAGAAAAAATCTACTACAACGGTATTGAAATCGAATTCCACCCATTAGTTGGAACAATGATTTTAACGCTTCCTGAGTACTTGAAAGTACTTGTTGACTTAGCGGGTGACATGTCATTTTTAGAAATCGACAAGATGGCTAACGGTGCGCAAAAAAGATACATCAAAAACAAACAATCAATCTCAACGTGGGTAACTAACCAAAGATACATCACAATTTACGGATAATAATAATTTAAAGAATTAACCTATCATGTTAATGATGGGTTAAGACTTTATAACAAAAGAATTAAGACAAATATATAATATGGGTTGTACATCAATATCAAAAAGCCGTAAGTTACCTTGTTTCTCAGGAATGGGTGGTGTTAAGGCGGTTGGAGTTGCACCTTACGAAAGTTTAAACCGTTTATCTGTAAGCGGTGCAGGGGTTACAAGCCTTTCATCAATTTACAGTGGTTCAACTATCGCAAGATTAGAACTTAAAAATACAACTGTTAACTATTTAGAAACAGCAACAGCGGGTGGTGATAACCGTTCGGTTAGTGTTGTGGGTGATATTCCTTGCGTTTTCAACGTAGCGACTGGAACAGATTTAGAGACAGTAAATTTAATAAAAGAATTAACCAAAGGTGAAGTTGTTTTATTTATAGAAAAAAATGACGGGACAATTTGCGTTGCTGGTTCTCAGCTTGGCGCACAGGCAATTACCACAACTGACCAAACAGGGGGTGCGGTTGCAGATATGAACGGTTTCACCGTAACGTTCCATACAGAAGAGCCAGACTTTTCAAGAAATTATTTATTGTCATCAGGCGCAATGGTTGACTATGCAGCAGCAATCAAACCATACGTTTAAACATTAAATAATAAATAACACAATTAAGGCAGGCAATTAATGCCTGCTTTTTTTATACAAATAATCCAATGAAAGTATTACGATTAAATACACTTGAGCAATTTAGTTGCATACCTAGAGATTACCCAGCATTAAGCGACACTTTGAGTGTTAAGCTAAAAAATGAACTGACAAACTACGTAATTGATTTGTCATTTACTTTCAATTTTTCAGGAGCATATTTAACTGTAATAGTTAATGAAATACCAGCAGATTTTGCGAGCGGTAATAAGTATGAAATTACAATTACCAACATAACACAACAAAATAAGATAGTCTATTTAGGTAAGCTATTGATTGTTGACGAGAATACAGATATACAAAATTATGACTACCAAAGCCAATCAAACAGTCGTTACGAATACTAATAACGTTCATTCGTTTTCGGCAAATGTGATGATGTCAGCATTTCAACCAATTGACATTAAACCACTATACGGGCGCAAATGGTTAACCAACGGAACAAATAACGCAAACTACAAAATCTACAAAGATGCTTACGATGACAGCCCAACAAATGCCAGTATTATCAACGCTTTTGTTAATTACATATATGGTGAAGGACTGGAAGACATCAACGGGCAAAACATCAACAAATACATAAGTGATGAAGATGTTTTACTGATATGCCAAGATTATAAAACATACGGGGGTTACGCAATTCAAATCATTTGGAGCGTAGCACAAAAGCCTTTAAGAATTGAATACATACCAGTTTACAAATTAGCCGTAAACCTAGATGATAACTATGATATTGACGGATTTTGGTATAGTTGGGATTGGTGTAACCAGTACCGATATAAGCCAGCATTTTATCCATTGTATGATGGTGTTTACAAAGGTGCAAATCTTGAAATTCTTACTGTAAAAAGACCAAGTGCAGAACCATATTTTCCTGTACCTGACTACATCAGCGGGATATTTTGGGCGCAAACTGAGGGATTACAAGGACACGCAGCGAAGCACCACTTTGTTAACTCGATGGGTGTTTTGACTGTTATCAACTACAATAATGGACGTATTACCGAGGATGAAACAGCCAAAGCACAAGCCCAAAAAGTAAGGGATGATGTAACAGGAACAGGAAACCAAAGCAAAGTAATTGTTGCCTTTAATGAAGGTGCAGAAGAAGCCGTAACGGTTGACCAGCTTTCACCACCTGAATTGAACCAACAAAACGTATTCTACAGCGAAGAAGCCGAAAGGAAATTAATCGTTGCTCACTCAGCACCGCCAATTTTATTTGCTGGTTCTACAGGTGGAAATGGTTTTAGTTCTAACGCTGACGAAATCGCAACGGCAACACGTGGTTTGTTTAGAAGACATATAAATCCGATGCGTAATGTTATCATCAACGGATTGAATAAAGTGTTTAACGTAATCGATTCAACTATTGAGTTAGATTTTAGTGACTTTAAAGAGGAAACCGCACTTGAAAACACTAACAATTCAAGTAAAACCAATACATCAAACTTAAGCCTTATTGATGCACCAGCAGACGAAAACAGCGAACCAGTTAACCAATTTGATGAAGCCACGAAACAGGCACAAGCGCAACTTAAAGGTTCAGTTGGTGGTGTACAATCACTTTTAGCAATACAAGCTTCTTACGTAGCTGGCACAACCTCATACGAAAGCGCAATAGCAATGTTAAACTTAATCTTTGGCTTTACTAGAGTTGAAGCAGTTAGGCTTTTAGGTGACCCAAAACCAGCCGAAAATAACGTAAATGAAACACCAATTTCATAATGGCAAAAACCAAAATTTTAATCAAACCAAACACTATTAGTGAAACGGTTGGATTTAGTGGAAACATCGACCCCAACCAATTAACACCAAGTATTGTAATTGCTCAAACAACATACATAAAAAGGATTTTAGGAACTGATTTATACGACAAGATTTCAACAGACTATAGTGCTGGAACGTTAACTGGAATCTATGAAACAATTTACACCGATTACGTAATTGATATGCTTTCATTTTTCGCATGTAGTGTGTATTTATCAATCAATACCAGCAAGACAACCAACGCAGGAACGTACAAAATAGGTGTTGAAGGGTCAACAAATACGCCTCTTAACGAGCTTACAATCCTGGGCAAAACTTATGAATCAATTGCGATTCAATACGAAACAAATTTCTACGAATTTATTAATAAAAACTCTGTTCCTGAGTACGGAAACAATAACGATACACAAAATACAACCAACCTCATAGGATGGTACTAATATGGCACAACAAAATATAAACACCGATATACCGAACAGCGGTAACGGTGATAATTTAAGAGATGCGTTTGTAAAAACACAGGCAAACTTTACAGAATTATATACGAATAAAGTTGATAAGATTAGCGGTAAAGTATTATCAACAAACGATTACACAACA